GGCGCCTGCATCTTGGTCAGCGCGTCCTCGACGGCCGAGCCCATTCGCGCCCGGCGCACGGCGGCCATCACCAGTTCCCGCACCGCCTCAATCGGCATGACGCCGGCCTGCACAATGGGCGCGAGGCCCTGCATGAGTTGCGTCACGCCCTGCATCAACTGGCTGATGCCGGTTATGTCCTCGTCCTGCGAAGCCGACAGCGTGGAGTCGGTTTCAATGTCGATGTGGTAGGTGCGCGCGGCGTCGTTACGCATCGTGTCGATGCAGGTTTCCCACGTCATCACCTGCGGCGGCTGCGGGGGCGCCGGCGGCGGCTGGCCCTGCTGCGCGGCCTGCATGGCGGCCTGCTGCCACTGCTGGAGTTGCTGCTGCAGCTCGGCCCTCACCTCCGCGTCGTGCGGCATGTTGACCAGCGTCATTTTCTCCAGCGTCTCGGGCTGGAACTTTTCGCTGATGATCTCAGCCTTGATCCGCACAATGTCGCGAATGTAGCGCTGGACTTCGCGCTGCAGGCGCTGCAGGCGCTGCGTGCCCCATTGCGTCTTGATCTTCTGCGCGCCGAACGTCTCGGCCGGATCGCTCGCGGACCGCATGATGTCGGCGATCCCGGTGATCTCGTAAATCACCTGCTTCGTCGCCTCGCGCTGCGCGTAGAGTTCCTTCAACACAAACGCTGCCGTTTCCATGGGCAGCATCCAGATCGCCTTTTCCAGCCCGCCACGCTCGAGCAGCGCAGTGACGTTGGCCGCCGGCACCAGCTCGTTGTCGCCGGCCTTCATGAGCTCGCCGAGCTCGGTCAGCGTGGCGTCGTAAATGCCTCGAACACGGAGGGCCTCGACAATGCCGTTAATCCGGCGCGAAATCTTGTTGAGCTCTTTCGCCTGCTGCTCGTACTGGCTGAACAGGGCCGCGGGCACCAACGTGTCGTGCTGCTCGATGGCGTACAGCGGGCGCGGGCACGGGAAGAAGCCCTGCAGCTTCAGCGGATCTGCCTGCGTCTTCACAGGCTTCGGGTAGCCGGTGGCAATCCACACGACCTGCTGTTCGTCCTTGTCCCAGATCTCCCAGACCTCGGCGGTTTTGAACAGCATTTCCATGTCGGCTTGCGCCTTCACGTCTTCGTCGGCCACGGAGTCCAGCGGGACCGCGTTGCCGATCTCGTTGCCGAACTTTTCGATCAGATCTTCGCGGTTCAGGTGGTGCCGAAACGCCACCCAGCACACGTCGTCCCAGCAGCGGGCGGCGCTCAGGCGAAAGTCGTCCCACTGCACGCGCTCGACGACGACCTGCTCCCAGTCGATCTCCTCGTAAGCGCCCTCTTGGGCCTCATGCGTCGGCTCTTCGTTCTCCTCGAGGTGCGTGTCTTCGGTCACGCCCACCTGCCGGAGGCTGGGAACGTAGCGCACGCGAGACACCGCGCGGCCGGGCAGCAACATGGCCAGCACGTCGCCCTTCAACACAGAGTCGAAGTCGTAGGCGTCTTGGCAGAACTCCAGCGCGCGCGTCAGCACGTCGCTGACCGCCTTGCCCAACGGGTCTTCGTCGTTGTATCGACGGCGAACCTTCGGCTGCGGCAGGCTGTTGTAGCAGGCCTGGCGCAGGGTTTCGGTGTTCGTCCACAGAATGTTGAAGCTCGACGCCATCGGGTTGTCCGGCGTGTACAGCTTGCAAATGTCGCGCGCCTTTTTGCGCCAAGCCTCCTCGCGCTTGGAAGCCAGCTTCAGCTCGAGCTTCCAGCGGCGCGCCACCGCCTGCGGCGACGTGCCGAGGTCGGTGACTTTTTCGAGGCTGGCGGCGTCCATTAGGCGGGGTACAGGTTTACAAGCGCTGACTCCAGAATGGAGTAATCGGTTGCTAATCCGATTTGGTGCATTAACGTAAGCGCGGTTTGGTTTGCCGTGTTTACAGTCATGTAAGTGGCATTGACTGCGCCTCGCCCATATGGTTGATACACGCCACCGCTGTTAATGCAGACCTGTAACGCTTGGTTGTTTCGGTTGGCGATATAGCAACCGAAATTGCCGCTCAGATCCGAGAACGCACCGCTAACGCCCGCAGCAGAACTGCCGCCCAAACGTGTTCTGAGCGCCTTCGTCCCAGCTGACGAAGCAAACGACGCGGAATGCTCCACGCGCAACGCGCCATTGGGCCCCAATGCGCCAGCCGGGATTGTGAGGTTTGCCAGCGCAATCTCGGTCGCCAGCGTCTGAACATAAGCCGCGTTGCTTCCCGTAACGGCAACAAGACTGGTGGGGACGAATGGAATAAACGCTGACGTTGCGCCAGTAGCTCCGCCCTGCTTTCCGGCGTAAACGGTCGCCTGCGTGGTGCTTGAAAAAACGCAGTAGTAAAGGCCGCCCGTGGCGTCTCCCGACACGGCGCCCGCAGGGAAAAAGCACCACGCCTGCGCGTAAGTCGTCGGCAGCGCAGTCGTCAGCGTCAGCGTGCCGTTGGTCGCAATCGTGCCGTCGCTCGGCAGAATGACCGCTAAACCGGTAGCCGCCAGAATAGTCGGCAGAATCGGCTGCCCGCTGCGGCTGAACCAGCGGCCGTTCGAATATATGTCCTGCGGATCTGTTCCGGCCGGCATTTAGGCGTCCTCAAGTCGTCGGCGGGTTTGGCGCCGAATCATTTCGTTGATCGTCAAATCTTGCTGGAACCGTGGCGCAGCTGGTGCGCGCGGTTTCATTTCTTCGCGCCACACCAAGCACGCGTAGCGAAACGCGTCCGCGTAGTGGCTCGTCCAGTCGTGGCGCGGTCGGTCGCGAAAGCACTTTTTGTCTTCGTCGAACTCGCGCTGGTACTGCTTCAAGGCGTCCAAGCCTTCACGGCAGCGCTCATCGAAGTAGGCGTCGGCCAGCGTTAGGCGCGCGGCCTGAATGCCGTCGACGAGTCCCAATTCGGGAACAATGCGAGGCTTCCAGCCCAAGGCTCGAAACTGCTCTTCAATGCTCCGGCCTGTTTGCAGCGACTTCGCCCTGGCGTCGTGCGGCAGCCACAGCCACTCGCCGTATTTCCACCGCTTGGCCTGCAGCACGTCGTTGTAATGCGCAATCGACATGCCGTTGCTGCTGTAGCAGTCGACAAGGCGCAGCTCGTCGCGCACCTGAAACCACCAAATGGCGGTGTCGTCTGAGTACCCAAGGTCGAACACTGCATGTACCGGCAGCGCCGGGTCGTACAGGTTGCGCTTCATGCGGCCCGACTGCTCGAGCTCGTAGAGCTCCTTGCCGAATATGGCGCCCGGCAGCGCGGCGTCGAAGTCGCACTCCATTTCTTGCCGCCACGCGTCGTCGGTCAGCTCGGCGCGCAGGGCCTCGAGCTCTGCAGCGGGCAGCAGGCCTGACTCGCTGGCCTTTATCGTCGCGACGTACCAGTCGTCGCTGGCCTGCGCGTCGCGGTAGGTTTCCCAGAATGAGTTCCGGCCCTTTGGCGTGCCAATCACAATGGCCCAGCCGCTTTTGTCGGCCAGCGCCGGGCGAATGACGTAACCCCAAACAGAGGGCTTCCAGTCGCCGTACTCGTCGGCCACCAGTCCGTCGAAACCAAGGCCGCGCAATGCGTCTGCATTGTCTGCGCCAAACAGCTGAATGCGGGCGCCGTTCGCGAAGTCGACGCGCAGCTCGGCCTCGTTTACCTTCAATCCCGGCAGCGGGCGACTGAAGGTTTTCAAGTAGTCCCACGCCACGGCCTTAGCCTGGCGAAAGAATGGCGCGACGTACGCGAACCGCGCCCCCGGCTTGGCGGTGACCGCGCACTTGATCAGTTCGTTAATGCAGGCGACCGTTTTGCCTGCGCGCCGATGCGCGACGACCACGGCCCACCGCTGCCTGCGGTTATGCAGGCCGAGAAACGCGCGGCGTGGGCTGTAAGGGATCGTTACGACTCGCTGGGCGGCAGCCATGTCACAGCCAGCGGCCCGCCGCTGTCGCCGGTGACCTGCAGCGGGAGCACTTTCCCAACGAGTGTCATGAAGGCGGCCGGGTTTTCATCGGCCTGACGGGCCAAATAGTCGGCGCCGCCCTTTTGTGCGAGGGCCTCGAGGATCATGTCCTTCACGGCCTGCGTGCTTTTGTTGGGCGTGCCTTTTTGCCGCCCACCGCGCCGCTCTCCGGGCGCGCTACCTTTTCCTGCCATTGCTGATCATTGCTTGTTCTGCAATGCCTCCATGCCGGGGTTGCCCAGCCCAGAAACAAAAAAGGCCTGTCTTTTCTGACAAGCCTTGTGCTTGGGGCATAGCTTCGCCCCGACGCCGAATTTATTCAGGTCGAGAAATTTTGCAAGCGCTTTCTGCGAGCCATTCGGCGGCCTCGTCGAGCAGCGCATAGA